ATGTCTGGCGTGGCCGTGTGACGTTTCACGAGATCATTGAGACCATCAAGAGCTACTCCTCGAAATGGTCACCCACTCGGATCAACATCGAGGCTGTGCAGTATCAGGTCGCTGTTGTGCAGGAGCTGCTGCGCAAGACCTCCCTGCCTGTGAAGGCCATCAAGCCAGACCGGGATAAGGTCGCACGATTCCACAGCGTGCTAGCACGCTACGAGCAGATGCTCATCACACACGTGCGAGGTATCGACCCAGCCTTCGAGAACGAGCTATTGTCATTCCCTACCTCAGACCATGACGACATGGTCGATGCACTCGTCTATGCCGACCTCGCTGCTGTCAAGTCACAGGGTGCGGGGTCTGTTATAATCTGAAATGCCTATGCACACTCTCCATCTTGGCGATTGTCTTGATGTTCTAAAGACGTTACCTGATAACTCCATCGACGCTATCGTCACCGACCCACCTTATGGGCTGGCGTTCATGGGCAAGAAGTGGGACTATGACGTGCCTAGCGAGGAAGTGTGGCGTGAGTGCCTGCGTGTGCTCAAACCCGGTGGTCACTTGTTAGCCTTCGCAGGAACACGAACGCAGCACCGTATGGCCGTTCGGATCGAGGATGCGGGCTTTGAGATTCGCGACATGATCGCGTGGGTGTACGGCTCGGGCTTCCCGAAGTCGCATGACGTGAGCAAGGCGATAGATAAGGCTGGCGGCGACGCGCTGGCATGGCGTGCATTCTCTGAATCATACGCTGCAGCTGTTGAGAAATCTGACATGAAACATGCGGATATTGACCGCGCGTTGGGAATCAAATCCTCATCTTGCTATTGGGCGCGAACGGATCACCGCGGTGGTATGCCGCCCCGCCACCACTGGGAGGCGGTGGGTGAGCTGCTTGGCCTGTCGGCGGACTTTGAGCGGCTGTACGACGAAGCCGAGCGCGAGGTGGTGGGGACGCGCGTTGGTGTTGATACTACCAAGCAAAGCATCGCTTGCGCCATTTCTGCGCAGGCGTTGGAACGATCCACAAGGCGCGAATTTTATATCACCGCCCCCGCCACCGAAGCCGCCAAACAATGGCAAGGGTGGGGAACCGCCCTCAAACCTGCGCTAGAGCCGATCACCGTCGCACGTAAGCCGCTCACGGGAACGGTAGCGGCGAACGTATTAGAGTGGGGAACGGGTGCAATCAATGTGGATGGGTCTCGCATCCCATGCGAATCTGGACAAGGCCGCTTCCCCGCCAACCTGATCCACGACGGCAGCGAGGAGGCCGTCCTCGGCATGGGGGAATCGTCGCGGTATTTCTATTGCGCCAAAGCTTCCAAGCGAGACAGGGACGAGGGGTGCGAGGGTATGGCCAAAATCAGAACAGGGGCAATGACAGCGACTGCCGACGGGTCAATGCTTACTGGAAGCGGCAACGAGCGCACCACGGCTCGCGCCAACCACCACCCCACTGTGAAGCCCACCGACCTGATGCGCTACCTGTGCAGGCTGGTGACCCCACCAAACGGCACGGTTCTCGATCCCTTCATGGGCTCGGGCTCTACAGGCAAAGCCGCCGTGTTAGAAGGTTTCGACTTCATCGGCATTGAGAGAGAGGCCGAGTACATCGACATCGCACGTGCTCGCATTGAGCACGCTATCAACAACAAACCAAACAGACTCTTATGAGCATAATCACTAGACTCAAGCAATTCATCAGCCCCAGTGGCGAACAGGCGGTCAATGATGTCCCCGCCATCGTGGGGGATATTTGGAGCCGTCATAGTTTCACGCCAGTAACAAACTGGCCCGCAGCCTATGCGATGTGGAAAGCCAACCCCATCGCGCAAGGATGCACTCTGGCGTATTCCCTCATGATGCCAGAAGCGCAGATCGGAGTCATCCAGCCGAACGGTGAATATGACTTCGAGCAGCCCATCATTGAGCTGCTGACTCGTGACCAGTGGCGTGTGACCATGTCCGAAATTATGACCGTCCTCTGCATCGGTGGCAATGCCTACGGTTACAAGCTGCGCAATGGCAGCGGTGCTGTGATCGGCATCAGGTGGTACACTGACAAGAGATTTGCCCCCGTAAATGACGGCTGGGGTGATGTTTCCTACTATCTGTACTATGACGGGATGCAGACGTACCGTGTCGAGAAGACAGACGTCGTGCATCTAGTGGGCTTCTGGTATGATCCCGAGAAGCCGATGGGTGGAGGATCACCAATCGATATGGCATCGCAGTCCATCGAGGGTTTCAATGAAGCCAGTGCCACGGTATTCAACATCCACAAGAACGACGCGATGCCAAAGACCGTGGTGATTTACGACGAAGAACTTACCACCGAACAAATCGCCGCAGCCGAAAGAACCTTCAAGCGCAAATATGGTGGTGATCGGCGCGGCGCGGTCGGTCATATGTGGGGCATCAAGGACATCAAGCGTCTTGCCCTAGACTGGGCTGAAATGGGTCTGTCTGACACGTTCGGTCAATACGAGACCCGCATCTGTGGCGTGTATCGTGTGCACCCTATCATTGCGTTTACGCACGCCGGTATGGCCACATCGACATATTCCAATTTCGAACAGGCCAGCAAAGACTTCACTACGATGTCACGTGTGCCGTTCTGGAATCTGTTAGCTGAGCAGCTGAATGCGCAGCTGGCCATCCCAGACTTTGGTGTGCAGATCGGCTTTGACCTGAGCACGGTGCAAGCCCTTGCAGGTCAGGCCATCGCATCAGAGGCCATCGGCATGACTGATGACGACATCAGTGACGACAGCCCAGACAATGGCGATGTGCAGACCCTTAGCCTGAAAGGAGGTGCGGCTGTTACGGCTGCGCCCTTTCGCAAAGTCGCAGGTGATCAGCCTTCCGTAATCGTGGACATTGACACCGAGGAGCCAAAGACCGTGGTCGTCATTGGCCCGGAGACAAAGGCATGGCTGCACTCTACAGACGATCAGGTCTATGTCAAAGCCTATGACGAGCTGCTCACCAAAGCTTCTGTGAAGATCGCCAGGCAATGGGGCCGAGCACTTGACAAGCTATACAAGAGCATAACGGGGACAAAATCGCTGGAGCTCAAGATCGATGACTTCAGCCTCGATGTATGGGAGAGAGAATTTGCAGACGCCACCGAGGGCAGCCGTGAGGAGCTCGTGGCCTTGGTGCTGAGGCTGGCAGCTGAGGAGGTCAACAGCGATGCACCAGAGGGTGAGTTTGGCAAGGCACGACGTGAGGGGATGCAAAGAAGTGCTGACATGATCTCAGAGAGTGTGGGGACAATCCGCACGGAAGTGCAGGAACTCATCGTAAATAACCCTCGGCTATCTGAAAGTGAACTGTCCGGCTTATTGAAAGAGAAGTTCGAAAGTCTCAAGATGCCAGTCATCCCCACGGTCAAGCAGTCCCGTGCCGAACTGATCGCACGGACGACGGCCACGGCCACCACGGGCACTGTGCAGAAAAACGTCTGGGACGAAATCGGTGGCATACGTCGTCAGTGGGCTGCGCTAGCTGGCGCACGTCCTGAGCACGACGCAGCCCACGGAACGTTCGAAGATGCGAACGGCAACTTTACCGTCGGTGGTGAGGTCACGCCATACCCATCGGGCCCGGGGCTGTCTGCTTGGAACGCTGTAAACTGCCGGTGCTTCGCACGGGCCACACGTACATAATGTGTAAAAGTTTTTCTTGTTATTTCCAGTAGGTTTGTGCATACGATTGGAGTATCCATGAACATTGAACGTAAAGCATTCTCGACTGAGATGAAGGCACTGGCTGACGACGGTATCGTCGAAGCAATCGTGAGTGTTTTCAATAATGTCGATAGTTACGGTGACAGGGTCAAGTTTGGTTTCTTTGCAGATTCACTTGCATACAAGATGCCGAAAGGTGTGTGGCAGCATGACTGGAACACACCAGTAGCAAAGACCCTCGAAGCCAAAGAACTTCTGCCAGGTGACCCCATGCTGCCGATGCAGCTGCGGGATCTTGGTGGTCTATACATCAAGGGACAATTCAACCTTGAAACACAAGCAGGTCGTGAGACCTTCTCGAATATCAAGCACGGTATCATCGACGAGTTCAGCATAGGCTACACAGTGGCAGAGGAAGCACTAGCCACAGACGGCAGCCGTGAACTCGTCAAAGGACGACTCTACGAGTGGAGTCCTGTGCTGTTCGGTGCAAACCCAATGACGGCAGTTATCAGTGCGAAGGGACTCAATGACGACGTAGATGGTGTCGGCAGTGACATCAAGCGTCTTGTCACGAGGCTGAACTCGCGTGCTGAGATTCGTCAAAAGGAGGGGCGCACGCTATCGTCGGCGAACGTGGCACGCCTCACCGAACTCATGGACACCCTCACCAGCGCAGCCCAGTCGATCAAGTCATTGATCGATGGTGCGCAACCTGTCAGTGCGAAGGCAGCCATGGAGATGGAGGCCCTTCGTCATCTTATCAACAAACGCAACAAACCATGAACATCCAACAGATCAACGACGCTATCGTCGCAAAGTCTGCCGAGCTGGACACCC